TATTATCATTTCTTTCTATATTATATCTATTCGTATGATATAATTCTTAATATAATTTTCTCTCCATTGTGGTCTTCGCCCCTTTAATCTTATCTGCTAAGAAATAAGTGAAATCAGCGTCGTTCATTTTAATTTTTAAACCACCGAGAGCAGAATGAAATTTCTCGCATAAAACTCTTACATATGTCAAACCTACATTTGACATAACGTATGAATAAAAGCTGGCAACATTTAAAGTTATAGAGTCTTAAACTCTTGATCCTGAAAATTATTATTTATGTGCCACTCTACTAAAATTCCTCCATACGTAAGAACCGGATTTTGTATGTACTCCGATTTTCGATAAAAAATCAATTCTGTTACCTAAAAAATTTAACTTTCTTGTACATTATCCTAAACCAACACATCCAAGTTGAGTAGAGGAAAAATATAAGTGTAAATTTTTCTTTAATATTTTTGCATCTTTCTCTGTAAGTATGCAATAAAAATCATCACCCCCGACGAAAAATGAGTAATGTATAATACCAAGTTCATCAAATATGAAACTGTAATACATTATAACTCTAAGTGTATTTCCGAAAGTCGTACGAGTTGGGTGACCTGAGGTAACTGTTCCAAAAATATGACATACAAAAAATGTTCTTAATTTTTTGTAAGCAGAAACTTTATACGCTAGTTTTTAGTCTAAGTTAGTTATACTAGCCAGTACCTATTCATACATACGTTATGGTAGTTCCAACATATGAAATATGACTGGTAACAAACCTCTCCATAACGCATTATCCACTCCTTTTATAATTTCAGCATGCTAATTAGAATCATGTGAGCTGAAATCAGTGGATATTCCCACAGGTTTTCCATGTCTTGATATACGTCTCCATTCTTTATCAAATCTATCCTCTAATTAAGGATTGTTTAAGAATGAGGTATATGCTGGACAAACCTTTTTAAGTAATTTTAATCCGATATAGTTTACATGGTTCGCACAACCTAGTAAAGTCGGATCTGGAGAGCAAATATTTCTAGCCCTATTAGAAACTTTTCCAACTGCTTTAAATACACTTTTTATGAAGAACTCTCCTGCTTTTGGGAAGCATTGCATAGCTGTTTTAATACCTGTCCATAATGATTAAGCTCTACCTTTAACATAAGTTTAAGATTTTATGTTGTTAG